TCAAAGATCCTGGAGTACGGGGCGCTCGTTCAGGGGGCCGAGTGGAAACGCGACATCATGGTTCTCGGCCAGTACCAGCAGCAGTACCAGTCTTGGCTTGGCGCGTTCCAGCGGTACCTGAACCGTAAGGGTGGCGCGTACCCGGAGGCGTTCCCGACCTGGACGCGGCTGTGCCCGTACCCGGCCCATGATCCTTCGGCCGACTACGCCTGGACGAACGGCTTCTAGTTGCCGGCCAGTTCGGCCATCTACTCGATCCCGACCGGCCTCGTCAGGCTGCTCCACTACTTCAGTTGGCAGCCCCAGGTCGAAGCGGACTGGTCGCGTGGCATCGTCCGGGATCTTCCCCGCTCGAGCATCCCGGCGGGAGGCTTGTACATCTGTGTTGACTTTCTTGTTGACAGGCCGGGGATCTTGCGAAAGAGATCCCCATTCTCCTACCTGAACGGCTTCTCGACCGGAGCCAACACGGGTGGCGTGAACTTTGTGTCCGCGCCCGCGTTCCCTGCTGGGGTGAAGGTTGTTGCGAGAGGCGCAGACGGGAACCTATATGACGTGACCTCTGGTGTGAGTGTGGGGGCGTTCCCGATTCAGACTCTCGACCAGCCAAAGTTGTACGTCGACAAGTTGATCGTCACCTCGTCCAACGGGACGACGGCACCCCAGAAGATCATCAACACGGCAGGCACAGTCTCGTTCGCCGCGCTGGGTGGGTCACCTCCACCGGCCAGGCTTTCAGCCGTCCACATCTCCCGTGTGATCCTCGGCAACAGTGCCGCCAACCCGAACCGGATCTGGTTCAGCCCGATCCCGAACGTGGAGTCCACCTGGGATACCGCGAACGCCTACATCGACACCAACCACAGCCTCTCCGCTCTGGCTTCCATCCAGGGTGTCCTGCTGGCTTTCTCTGGGGAAGCGACAGAACGACTGATCGGCAACGTCCCTCCCGGACCTACGGGGGAGAACATGAGCCTCCAACCGCTCGGCCAGATCGGGTGCGCCGACGCCCGGAGCATCGCCGCGTGGGGATCCACCATCATCTTCGCGTCCCAGGAAGGCGTCTACGTCACGAACGGAGCAGGGTTCGACTCCCTCACCGAGAAGCCGGACGGGTCCGGGATCTCGTCGTTGTGGCGGCAGTATTACGCGATCGTGCAGGCCAACGGAGGCTTCATCTCCGGTGGGGTCATGAACCGCAACTACTACATCCTCTCAATGGGGTACGGCACCACCAACCTCGCCACCTTCATGTGCTACCTGCCTCGGAAAGCCTGGGTGCAACTGTCCGGAAACCAGTCTTGCACGATGTACGCCCCCAACCTGTCGGGAGTGGACGAGCTCTACGGCGCCTCGATGAGCGGCCATCCCGGCAACAAGATCCTGTCTCTCTCACAGATGATCACCGGAACAGGTGGATTGCAGGACGCGGACGGACTGGCGATCCAGCCTGCCGCATGGTTCAGGATGAGCGGCACAGGAGTCGGACAGAAAGTCTATGGGGACGGGCATCTCACCTACGCCATGGTCAACTCGGGGCAGAACCCGACCCTCAACGTGTTCTACCAGACAGGCGTCAAAGGAGAAACAGCGTTCAAGGCCGTGCCGGAATCACCACTCCCCCCAACCGCCACCGGCATCGTGGCGGGGGGACAGACGATCCGGAAACGGTTCAGCATCAGCACAGACGCCCAGGCCGTCCACGTAGCCGTCAACCAGACCGGGATGAGCGCCACCACCGAGATCTACCTGCTCGAGGTCGACCAGCGGGAATACGACCTCCAGTCCGAGACGACACCATGAGCACTCCAGAGACTGGGTTCACACAGGGAGCGTCCGGGCCCGAGAACGTGTACGACACCACACCGACCGGACTCGGCCTTTCCCCCTCATATCTCGCATCCAGCTTTGCGTCCGCCACCGCATCAGGCGGGGGTGGTGGTTCTCTCCCCTCCGGCTCGGTGAGCCTGTTCGCCGGCACGGCTGCCCCTACCGGCTGGGTGTCCTGCAACGGCGCCGCATATGACGGGACGGACCCGTTGTATGCCGCACTGTTCGGGGCGATCGGGAACACGTACGGGGGTGCTGGCATAGGCGCGTTCAACGTGCCTGACCTTCGGGGACGTGTGGCTGTGGGATTGGGATCGAACGCGGCTGTGTCAGCGCTCGGGATGAGTGACGGTCAGGCTGTCGCGAACCGCCGGCCGCAGCACCGGACGACGGACGCGAAGACCGTCGGGGTGGGCTCGCTCACCCTGCCCGCCCACACTCACGATATTGCGGCGGCCGGCGGCGGCAGCGACTCAGCCGGCACGCTCGGGGCGGCTAACCAATTCGCGACGAGCGGCGGCGGCGGCGGAGGCGGTAACCCGCACACGGCCAATCCGACCACCGCCCCCGCGATCAACGGCACGCCCACCCTCGGTGGCTCGATCGGAACGAACGTAGGAACGGACGCGTTGGACGCCCCCTCCTACATCGTTCTCCTCTACATCATCTCCCTATGACCGACCTTTCCTCCACAATCCTCTCATGGCGCTAGCAGCCCCCTTCAAAGCCCCCGCTTCCCCGAAGATCCCGCCGAACCTGGCGTACGGGATGCTGAACCCTGGCACAACCAACCCCGCCTACCCGGCTGTCAACACTGTCAACACTCCCGGAACAACCCAGACCTCAACCCCCGCTGCACCCACCACCAGCTTCAACTACACCGACCTTCTGAAGAACGACCCCATCCTCGGTCAGGCGCTCGCAGGGTTCAACGCGTCGGGTGTCACGAACCAGGCGCAGTTGCAGGCGGGACAGGCTCGAGCCTTGATCCAGCGTGGGTTGGTTCCACAGGGAACCCTTCCGGGTGTGAGCCAGATCGACCCGACCACCGCAGCCTTGGCGCAGCAGAACACGCAGGCGGGAACCTCAGTAGAAGCGGGGTTGCAGAGGGGATACGCGCAGACCCGACAGGCCAACGACGCCTCTCTCGCCGCACGCGGCATCCTCCGGTCGGGCGCCTACGGGCAGCACGCCGCAGAAGACCTTCAAGGACTGAACACCGGCGAGTACCAGGCCGACCAGGCCACGATGGACTACCTCAACGGCTTGTATGCCGGGTATCAGCAGCAGCAGCAGGCGCTCCAGCAGTCCGCCGTACAGTCGTCCCAGGATGCTCTGAACCGGATCATCGCGCAGATCCAGGCGGGACAGTTGACTGGCGGGACAGCGGAGCCTCCCGCACCTCCGCCCACACCCTCTGCGCCAGTCCAGTGGGGACTTCCTCCCGGACAGCAAGCGCCCGACCTCCAGACTCCTGCGGTGGCTCAGGCTCTCGCGAACTGGACTCCACCTCCTCCGCCCACCTCGTTTGCGTCGGCGCGTCCCACCGTGACCCGCAACGGCGTAAGGGTGATCTCCTAGATGGCCCTCGCACCCGGAGGAGAGAACCCGTCCGCCGCCTATCTCGCGGGGCAGCAGCACGGCGCAGCACTGGCCGTCCAGCACCACGCCAACCCTCCCGCCAAGGTTGCTCCAAAGCCTGCGGCGGCGCCGGTCCGAGCCAAATCCGCCGCAGCACCCACCACCCTGAACAGCATCCTCGCCGCAGCACGGCAGATGGCAGCCGCCGACACCAACGCCCAGGTGGGCACGCTCACGTCCCAGCAGGACCTCCTGAACCAGCAAGGACGGGACCGCGCAGCACAGATCACCGCAGCATCCCAGGCGGCAGCCAAGTTCCTCGCCGGGTTAGGGGACAACACCGCGAGCTCGTACAACAACGCCGCTACCACCCTGGCTGGGATCGCGGGAGGCTACAACGGTGCTCTCCAAGGCACCGCCCAGGACGCCGCATCCCAGATCCAGCAGCAGTTGGCTGGACTCGGTGCGCCGGCCGACTCGTTGAAGACCGCCACGGGTCAGACCCCACAACCTGCCGCGTTGGGCAACGTCCTGTACGGGCTCGGTGGCGCGATCCCCGCCAACCTCCTTGTGACCTCGGGTCAGGCTGCCGCTGCCGCCCAGCGTGGCCTCCCTGCCGCGACCCTTGGGTATGGGCAGCAGCAGGCGGGTGGTGCTCTGGCTTCGGCTCAGCAGCAGGCGGACCAGTTGATCCCGCAGATCGAGGCGTTGAAGGCGGGCCAGCCAAAACTGGTGCAGCAGTACCTCACGTCCATACAGTCCCAGTTGACGAACACCGCGTTGGCGAACAGCCTGATCGGCTCGAGGGCGTCCAGCGCGAAGACCGCCAGGATCAACGCCATCACGAATAAAACCTACAAGGGCACGATCGCGCAGATCGCGCAGCAGCAGGCCAACATCGCGCAGCAGCGAGCCAATGCGTACACGAACCATCTGGCTTCTGTCGGTCAGACTCCCACGGCAGGAGAGAAGCCGTCTGTGGGGATCACCAGGCAGATCAACGACGGGTTCCTTCACACCGCCAACGGTGCCAAGGCGATGCTGAACGGGCAGCCGATCAAGGTGGCAAAGATCCCTGTCAAGGCACCGAAGGGTCCGACTGTTACCGCGCAGAAGTGGACGGCTGAGGCGTTCGGTATGGCCCGCAACTACCACCAGCCGTGGATCGGGAAGGACGCAAAGACGCATCCTCCGCTGCGATGGTCGGAATGGTTGACCCTGGGCCTGAAGAACAAGGTTCCCCTCGCATACCTGATGAAGCAGGGACGCCGGATCTACACGCCCGACGAGATCCGCAACGACTCCCAGCCTGGCTACACGCCGGGAGGCTGACATGCAGGACCCCTGGGGCGCCGGGACAGGCAAGGACGCCACCCCACCACAGGGGTTCTTCAAGACGGCGGTAGCCAACTCAAAGCCGTCCCCGAAGTCCACCCCGCATCTTGCCCCACAGACAGCAGGACGTGGGCCACGACAGGTCGTTGGTCTCCAGCCGTCCAAGTCTCCTGTCCAGGTCGTGCACGACCTCCTGAACCTTGCGGGAATCAACCCGAAGGCGATCCTCCACAACGCTGCCGTTGTTGGCTCGAGCACGCTTCCTCCTCAGGCTGGGGTGAAACCCCATGGGACGGTGGAGCAGGCTGGCATCCCGATCATCGGTCCTGGCGGGTTGGCTCATGCTGGCGCGTTGGGGATCCTGCCGTTCAAGCGGCTGTTGGGACGTGCGGCTGAGGATGTGGTGGCGAAGGAAGCACCCAAGGTTGCGGTACCGGAGTTCGCGAAGGCGATCCATCCTCGTGCCGTCCCGAAGGTCGCGGGAGCCAAGACGCTCAACCAGGCAGCCGTCGAAGCCCTCCCGTCCAAGGCAGAGCACACAGCGCAGGAGGCGCTACGAGCTCCGGATCGTTTCAACCGCCAGCAGGAGTACGGGAAAATCCTCCAGCAGAACCCAACTCTTGAAGGGCATATCGAGGCCCGGAAGGCGCTAGCAGGCAAGTACGCGGCACTGCACTACAAGGGCTTCGACCAGTTCTCACCCGAAGCAACGAACGCGATGATCAAGGACATCAGCGAACACCCAGATCTTGGAGGCTTCGACAAGCAGAACGCGATTGAGGCGATCCGGCAAGCCCTGAACGGCAAGTATCCGACACCAAGCGAGACAAAACTGCTCCGCACCGCCCTGGGTGACACCGCCACCAGCGACATCGTGAAATCGGTGCAAGACGTTCACAGGCTGAAGGCGCTCGGCTACGACATCGCCAACATCCCCCGTTCGATCATGGCGTCATTCGACGCCTCAGGGCTTCTGCGCCAGTCACTGCTTCTTCTGACCGGGCATCCGGTCGTGTGGGCCAAGAACGTCCCCGTCTACCTGAAGGCGATCGTCTCGGACCAGTACGCCAACAAGGCGCTGGAGGCCATCCACTCACGGGAGAACGCCGTCAACGGCTACTACGACAAGATTGGCCTCGACTTCACGTCGACCGCTTCGCAAGGTGCGCCGGCCATCGCGAGAGAGGAGCCGTTCCGGTCGACCTTCGCGGAGAAGATCCCCGGTGTGAAGCAGTCGGGGCGAGGGTTCACGGTGGCCCTGGACAAGGGACGGGCTGATCTGGCCGACATCATGCAGGCCAAAGCCGCGCAGATGGACGGGAAGACAGTCTCCCGCATCCGTGTCGTGGACGGAAAGCCCAAGCTGGTCAAGGAAGTATTCGACCAGAACGACCCGCGACTGTTGAAGTCGATCGGGACTGTCGCAAACTCCGCCACTGGTCGCGGCAGCTTCGGCAAGAACAACGTCGTCGCCAACAGCGAAGAAGGACTCAACCTCCTGTTCTTCTCACCCAAACTCGCCAAGTCCAGGGTCGATTTCATCAACCCCTACTGGTACGCCAAGTTGGATCCTCTTGCTCGCCATGAGGCGTACAGGGCGATGGGTGGGCTTGTCGCTCTTGTCGCCACAGCGGACGGGATCGCCAAGGCAGTCGGCGCAGGCGTCAACCTCGATCCTCGCTCGAGCGACTTCGCCAAGATCAAACTGGGTGACACCCGACTCGACCTAGCGGGAGGGTTCCAGCAGTACATCCGCATCCTCTCGGAGCTCGCCACCCAGCAGGTTGTGAACTCGCAGGGAAAGACCACTGATCTGGGTCAGGCTGGTGCGGGACGAACCTCGGACTGGGATGTCACGTTCCGGTTCATCCGCTCCAAGCTGGCTCCTCTCAGCGGTGCAGCCGTCGATGTTCAGCAGCGCCAGAACGCCGTCGGGCAGCCGCTCACGTTCTCCAACAGCATCCTCTCGCGTGTCACCCCACTGGCAGGACAGGACGCATACAGCGTCGGAACAGACACAGCCAACAGAACCGGAAATCCTCTTCTAGGCGCACTGGCTGGTGTGGGAGCGTTCGGACTCTCAGCGTTTGGTGGTGGCGTCCAGAACTACAAGCCGAAAGCACCGAAGAACAGCGGTAGTGGTGGAGATCCTTGGGGTGCGGGTG